AGCTGCTCATAACGGTATTTACGTGGTGACAACTGTTGGTGATGGATCAACTGCTTTTGTATTAACAAGAGCAACTCCAGAAGACCAACCATCTGAATTATCTGGTGGTGCTTTCGTATTTGTTGAAGAAGGTACTAATAACGCTAACAACGGATATACATTTACACATACAGGTGCTCCAACATTTGGAACAACTGCTTTAGATGTTGCTCAATTTTCTGGTGCTGGTCAAATTACAGCAGGTGCTGCTTTAACTAAAGCAGGTAATACTTTAGATGTTGCTGTTGATGATTCTTCTGTAGAAGTAAGTGGAGACGCATTAAGAGTTAAAGCATTAGGTATTACTAGTAATATGTTAGCAGGAAGTATCGCAAGTGATAAACTTGCAGAACCTTTATATTTTGCTGATGAATCATCAACTGCTGGACAAGTTAGAATTGGTGGAACGTTAGAATTTATAACAGGTGAAGGAATCAATACCATTGCTAGTGGTAACTCATTAAAGATAGAAGGTGAATTAGCAAGTACATCAAATATTGGTGTTGCTTCGTTTAATTCCGACAACTTTTCGGTAAGTTCTGGAGACGTTACCGTAACCACAGTTGACGGAGGAACATTTTAATGTTTGGATGGTGTAAAAAATTTTTTAAAAGATTTAAAGCGCCTAAAGTTGAAACAATTAGAATTGCAGAATTAGGCAAAAGAACAAAAAAAGAATTAGAGTCTATTGGTAGACGAATGGGAATTGAATTAGATAGAAGATTAACAAAGTCAAAATTAATTAATAAGATTAAATTTAGAGCAAAATACAAAAAAGGTAAATAATGGCAACAAGAATTAAACCTTACCGTACAGAAGTAGCAACTAGAATTCCATCAGCAAGTAATATGGAAACTGGCGAATTAGCTATGAACGTTCAAGATGGTAAGTTTTATACTAAAACATCAGCAGGAATTGTTAAAGAATTAGGAGGTGCAGGATCTGTATCTCTACAAGACGTTACCTCAAATAATGCAATAACAGACAGAAATATTACAATGAATGGAAGTCATTTCATATTTGAAGGTAATTTAGAAAATGCTTTTGAAACAATCCTACAGGTTGAAGAACCTACAGCTGATAACATTTTGAAGTTGCCAAATGCTTCAGGTACTATTGGTACTCAGGATGACGCATTAGCCTATTCAGTTGTATTTGGTTCGTAGGATGATATATGGCAAGTACATTTAAAAATGCAGGATTAACTGTTCCAACTACAGATACGTCTGCTGGAAATTTATATGTAGCAGGAGGTTCTGAAACTGCTGTTATTCACGCTGTTTATCTATCCAACGCTAGTGAGTCAAGTGCAGCTAAGGTAACTGTTAAGGTTACTGTAGATGGCGGATCAACGTTTTATCACGTAGGAAAGAATTTGGAAGTCCCTGCAAATAACACATTAACACTAGATAAACCAATAAATTTAGAGAACAACGACATATTAAGAGTTGTCGCTGATCCTTCTCCTGATTCCTCTTCTGTACAAGTTGAGGCAGTTGCAAGTATATTAGCGATTACTTAAAAAATGTATATAAATATTAACGTAGAGAGTATTTAAAAATTATAAATAGTATTAACTTTAGAGAGATAAAGGAAAATGGCATTACTAGTATCAAAAACTACAACTACCGTTAGGGATCCTTCCCACGATAGTTTTAGTGACCAAAAGGCAAGTGTATTTGCTGATAACACTAGTGAGTATGCTATCCACGCCTTAACAAAAAAAGATGATGGTCTTCTTTATTACACTAAAGTTAAACTAAATAGTAATGATGAGATTCAAATGAGTGATGGTTCGGGACCTGCATATTCTGGTTTACAAGATATGGTAGCGAATCAATATGCAGATGGATCAAGTGTTAACGATAGTGCTCCAGGAGTATCTGAATCTGGATTAACTAGTACACAAAATAACAAAGGTAATAGAGAGTGGGCACAACATACTTTTAAAATGGACAAGTATCAATATTTTTTAAATGACAATGGTTTCCTCGTAATGCGATTTAAAGGTACTGATTACTCTTGGGCAAACGCACAGGATGGTGCTACAAAAAATTGGAAAAAAGCATAGAGGAATAAACAATGGCAGATTTCGTATTAGGTAGAATAAAATTTAAATGGAGAGGTGATTGGGCTGCTTCAACAGCTTATATCGTTGACGATATTGTTAAATACGGTGCAAACACATATGTTTGTGTACTTAACCATACTTCTGATTCTACTACAGCAGGTTTCTATACAGATTTAACAGCAACAAAATGGAATCTTCATACAGAAGGTTTAGCATTTAAAGGCAATTGGGCAGCTACTACACACTATAAATTAAATGATTTAGTTGCTTACGGTTCTACTCAATACAGATGTACAACTCAACATACATCAACATCAACTTTTGATTCAACAAAATTCGTAGTATACGCTGAAGGATTACAATTTGAAGATTCTTACGACTCGGCTACAAGTTACCAAAAAGGTGACGTTGTAACCTACGGAGGATATTCATACGTTGCTGTAGCAACTACAGTTCAAGGTGTAACCCCATTAGGAAGTGCAACTGAATGGGATTTATTAAATCCAGGTTTTCAAGCTGCTGGAGATTATTCTGACTCAACAGCATATAAAACTGGAGATACAGTAGTTTTTGGTGGTTGGTCTTTTGTTGCAACTGCTAACACAACAGCAGGAACAAAACCTACTAACACAACTTATTGGAAAAAAGTTGTAGAAGGATTTACTTGGAAAGGTAATTACAGTTCTGGAACAACTTATTACAAAGGAGATACTGTAGAGTATGCTTCTTCTGCTTATGTATCAGTTGCTGACACAAACGCAGGTATAACTCCAGGTACAGATTCTACTAAATGGCAATTAATGTCGCAAGGAGATACTTCTGGTATCTTAACTACAAGAGGTGATTTACTTTACAGGGACGCAACACAATCAAACAGATTACCAATTGGTGTTGCTGGTGCTTATCTTACAACTGATGGAACAGATGTTAAGTGGTCAACTTCTGAAGCTAAATCTTCTCACTATGTATCGGTAACTGGATCAGATTCAAATCCAGGTACAGCTGCATTACCATTTAAAACAATTAATTACGCATTATCACATACTACAACAGGTGACTGTTTAGCATTTAAATCAATTTCAGGTGGTACTGGTGGAACACCAGGTACTTTTGATGTATCATCAACTGGTACAACTGGTTCTGGTACAACAATTACAGCAAGAATTACAACAGATGGTTCATCTACACCTACAATCATAATTACAAACGGTGGTAAAAACCACGTTGAAGAAGATACTATTACCTTTGCAGGAGTTGGTTCTCCAACTGCTTCAAGTGCAATAACAGCTAAAGTTGCTATTGCTTCTGTTGGTGATGTTATCAACATTAAGAACGGTGTATACAAAGAAAATATGCCTTTAAGAGTTCCTGAAGGAGTAACCCTACAAGGTGAATCTTTAAGAGGTGTTAAAGTAATGCCAAATTATGTACCAACACCTACATCATACGAGGTAACGGTTACATCTTCAACACAATTTACAGTTCAATTAGGGCCTTCTACTTTAGCACATACATATGTGTCTGGTGGTACGGTAACTAGAACAGATAACGTAGTAAGAAACGTTGATGGTGCTACATACGATAATGTTTCTGGATTATTAACAATATCAACTTCTGAAACTCACGGATTATCTACAGGAAATACTGCTACATTAGCAAACATAGTATTCTCTTGTTTAGAAGGTAATAAAACTTATCCAGTTGGTGGTAAATCTACACAGGTTGCTACTATTGATACTATATCAGGTGGTACTGGTGGAACAGCTGGAACATACGAATTTATACATCCTACATCATCAGGTTCTGGTGATGGATTAGTTGTTATTGTTAAAACTTTTGGTGATTCAACTCAACCAATTATAAGCATATATCACGGTGGTTATGGACACGCTGTAAATGATACATTTACAATTGCTAGTGGATCAATTGGTGGTGCAACAACATTAACTTTTGACTGTGCTACTTTAGAAAACAACAACGCTGCTAATATGTGGTTAATGAACAATCGTACTAATATGCGTCAAATGTCATTCCACAAACAAGATGGTATACCTGTTGCAAAAGGAACTGCTTCAATTTCTGGAGGTACAAAAGCAAGAGCTGCTATTGTTTCTCTTGATCCTACAGGTTCAATTACAGATACATCACCATACATACAAAACTGTACATCTAAAAACAATAACGCTTGCGGAATACAGATAGACGGAAATATTCATACGTCAATTTATAGTATGAAATCAATGCTTGCAAATGACTTTACACAAATTAACTCCGATGGTATTGGAGTTCACGCAATTGGTAAAGGACGTGCTGAAACAGTATCAGTCTTTACATACTATTGTGCAATCGCTTACTATGCTTCTGCTGGTGGATTTATTCGTGCTACAAACTGTTCTTCTTCTTATGGAGAAAAAGGTGCTGTTGCCGATGGTAATACTAGAGATGAAACTGCTAGAGTTGTACAGACTAGAGGTGAGTTGTTAGAATGGAATCCTTTAGGATTTACTGCTCCAACATCGGACGCTGATGTATTAGAAACTAACTTACGAATTACAGGTGATACTTCTGGTGCAACTGCTGAAATCTTTAGAGTTAACCAAGGTGCAAAATATATTCACATAGAAAATAGAGTAGGTGACTTTACAAAAGGTGAAGTATGTACTGTTATTAAAGCAGATAGTTCAACTTATCAATTAAC